TTTATCTGATACTGAAGCAGCATCTCTAACAATCATTGGCAATGTTTGCTTAAAGCTTCTTCTAATATCTAGATAGGGGTTATTTTCCTCTGGCTTATTGATATGTACCTGTGCCTGCCAGCTATTATCTTTAACTGAAATGTACAGGTATCCTCCATATTTGAGCTTAATTATTTCATACCGAGTACCATCTTTTTTATGCTGACCTAGAAATTTTGGTAAGGATAATTCTTCTAATGCTGGTGCATTTAGCAGCAAGTATCCTACCTTGTCATCTTTAGTTAAAGCACCTTTAATCTTGTAAGAAGCTTCTTTGCTCATCTGTTTAAGCACTTCAAGCACAACTGCATTAGAGTAAGCATCAAGCTCTGCTCGGTACACTTCAACCTGCTGTCTAAGTCTGCTGAATATTTCTTTATTCTCAAGCTTAGACTGCTTAAACCTTAGCATTAATTACACCTACTCTCCAGTACCACCAGTAGCTGGAGTAGGTTTTACATAATCCTTATAAGAAGAAATGTCTGGGAAGTCGTGATCACTTTCTGCACCAATTAAGATAGGTGCCACAATATCTGAGTTAAAAGACTCTGCAAAGCGAAATTCATCTTTAGCAAATGCAGTAAAGGCTAAAAGCAACTTGTATTCAACAGAGTTGCCATCCCCTTTGCCTTCCTCTTGTATAACATGTTTCATAGTATAAGGATTAATAGAGTCACTTAATGTAAAGTATACAGTATCGCCCTTAGTAAATACTACTGGCTCATTAGCAATAAAGGCTGGTTGACCATCTAATGTTCCTAGTGAAGCATCTTTAGCTGTTGCACCATTTTGGGCTTTGTCTAAAGTAACTTCATTAATACTATAGTCTGAGCCATCTTTAATAATTTTGAAAAAATGTTCCCCTTCATGCAAGCTAAAGAAACCATTGCTGTCTGTTACTACTGTAATAAGAGGGGAAGTAGTTAAATCACCAATTACAGATTCATCTTTAGTGTCTGCATAGCCACGTAAAACTGATTCTACAAATTTCATATATATACCTCACTGATTAGTATTATCTTTGTACAAATGTAATATAGCCACATCTATTTATAAGACTGACTATCAGATAAGGCTTGCTTGGCTATTTTAGCGATAGCCTTTGGTATTGCTATATGGTACTTTTTAAGTTTCTCTATTGCCTTGGACTTAGCATAATATTCATTTTCCGCTGGAGTTCTATACTTAGCCTGCTTAGCATATTTTAGAGCAAACTTATAGGCTACTGTGTTAACTGGCTGACTGGCTAAAGCTTTTCTAACCAGTGCATCCCTGCCAGTAGTCTTAGGTTCTCTCTTATAGCTTGTATTAGACTCTTTAAGCGTACTTCTTAATGTTTGCTTTAAATTGTCCATGTAGGAGTAAAACTTTCCCCTAGACTGTTTAAAGAGCCCCCTGCTTCTAGCTATAACATAAATCTGCTTATTTATAAGTCCCTCTGACCAGCACTCTATAATAAGTCTATCTAAAGCACTTAAAGATTTATCAGTTAGCTTACTGTATAATTCAGGAGGCAGTTCTGTTGGACTCTCTGGAACAGGCAGATTTTCATACTCTTTGCTAAATGCACCTGTACTAGTAAGGCTTTCTCTATACATATGCTTAAAATAGCTTTTCAAATATGAGTGCTTAGTCCTTAGAGTAAGCTTGGACTTAATATATCCCGGAAAATCAACTGGGCTGGTTGGATCATACTCCTGCACCAGCTTAATAAATTCATAATTAATATATGAATCCAAGTCATCTATTTTAGCTTTGTCTACTACAGTATGGTTTGCATAGTGATAGATAAACCTTTCATATTCCTTTTTGCCAATATGCTCTCTTAAATGCCTATACTGCTTATACATTGTAGACAAGTCACGCGGGTATTTCATTATGACTCACCTTCAAACATGATTTTAGTTTTATATGCCGAGTCGCTGGCTATTGCACTTGCATAGTTTAGGCAGTAGGGTACATATGTTACTTGGTGGTTCCAGTACACCTTTTCCTTACCCTGTGCCCAATGCTTATTAATTGCTTCTATATAAACAACATGCGTATCTTTAACGCCTGAGTCCCTAGAGATAATAATTACTGGCTTATTATTTTCTTTAGCTTTCTTTAGCTTGTTAACTAATCTTATAATAATATGATTCATAAAGTAACTTCCTTGAATGCAAAAAAATAGGTATCAGTACATCTAAACTGATACCTAATATTATACCATGAAAACAGTAATCTCTCTTACAGTAGCAAGCGTTAAGACTTATTAATGCTGTCAGCTATACTAGATACTATTTTTAACTATTTTTCTTTGCCCTTACCCATGTTCTTCTTATAGAAGTCTGCTAAGGCTTTAGTGAAGTAAGGCCATTTGCTTACATCTATAGTTTGGTTGGCTATAGGAGCATAGCTTTTTGGGAAGGTTTTAAGCATACATTGTGTAAACAAGTCTGTTAGCAACTTCTTATTTTGCTTAAAATCACAAAGCATATCTCGTTCATACTTATGAATAACAGTGCCTGACTGTGTAGTAAATAACTTATATGAACCCTTAGTAGTAATAAGCCCTAAGTCTACCCCATTAAGGTATAGAGCATAGGCATAATCCACACCATTAAGTATTATGTCTGGGTTTACCCCTACTTGGTAGTTGGATAACATACCTACTGATGCTTCATGATGGGGTGTACCATCTTTACTCTTATCAGTAAGAATACGTAAAATATGACCTGCATATGCATCTTTACCTTCACCATAGATACCTTTAATCTGTGTAGACCTGCGAAGTTCCAGTCTAAGTCTTTCCCAATGGTCTAATGCAACAGCACCTGGACGTATCCATTTTTTATCATATGGACCCCTCATGTTCTGGTTTGCTCTTACCTGATTGATAGCAATAAGGGCTACATTGGCTTTGCTTAACTTAGGAGTTACTTTCTTTACTAGGTCTGTAATAGCTTTGGCATTTCTGCCTCGTTGCCCCTCCTTACCATATTCAAGCTTATCCTCTGCTTCAGATACAGAAGCACCAATGCTGTCCCAAATGATAATAGCTGGTTGTTTATTGAACACTTCTGGGTTGTTGTTGTAAGCTGTAAGGAACTTGTCAATAACTCTTGCAATATCTTCAATAACCAAGTCATGACCAACGCCTAATGAAGCTGGGTTAAATATCTTAATATTGTCCCCATGTATATTCAATTGATTCATTCTGGCCGAGCCTGTTGTGCCTTCTACATCTACCCATAGTACATATACGCCTAAGGCTGTTGCTACTTTAGTCAGATATAGCATAAAGGTAGATTTACCTACCTGCTCTGGTGCAAAAACCTCACTCATATTAGATAGAGGTATTCCTCCACCCAATAAGGCATCTACTTTAGGAATAAAAGTAGGTAGGAAGTCTTTTACATTGCTTACATCTGATTTGTCTAAATCTACAAAGCCAAGTGTCCTGGCTAAGGAAGAAATATCTTCTGGTTCTTGTCCTTTTCTTGCTCTCATTACTTAATACCTTCAAGCCCTTCCTTTAAATAATCCGGCATTGTATTCAATATGTCGTCTGGTGTTTTAAGCCCATCACTAGCTTGTGTATCAGGTGAGGCTTGCTCAGGCTGCGCATCATCTTTTGCAGCATTTGCATCTTTGCCTGCTGTAGGCGTATCTACTTTGCTACTTGCAAAAGGATCTGCTGATGCATCTTCCTCTTCCTCTTGTTCTGGTTTAACTGCCGAGACAGCAAATGGATTAGCCTGCTGTACCGGTTTGTTAGGTGCTGGGCTTTGTACAGGCTTTTGTTTATTGCTTGCTGTATTAGGTGCCTCAGGAGCTGCTGAAGCTGTTTGCATATGTGCATATGTAGTTGTACCTGCATTGTTATTAAGCTTAGGAGCAGACTGTTTAACCCCAATAGCACTGTCAATAGTAGTAATAATCTTAGCTACATAATTAGGTGCATATTCTGAAGTTGGAGTTGCTTGATATTGCAAATCTTCTAAGCTATCCTCCCAGCCTGCAGGCAATGGAGGCAATACTGAAATAGTTTCCACATCTACTCGTGAGGGGTTGCTTAAACCCTGCCCAACTGTAAGTTTAACTGGGTAGGCTAAGACTGAACTAATAAAGCTCCAGTCTGCCTGCTCTTGCGTAATGGTAATGTTATGTGCTTGAGCCATTTGTCTATAGACAGGCATAATGTTAGGATTCTTTAACTTGTCTGACAAGCTTTGGCTTAACTGTTTCATTTGTGTATTGCTTAAGCGTAATAAGTAGACTTTAGGCTTACCCTCATTATCCATTTCCATTTGAATAGACAATTGACCATTTACTGTTGTCTGTTTTAAAGGTACTGCATTTAAGTAAAAGTTTGTTCTTAAGCTAATCTTAAATTTCTTAGCCTGTGGCATGTTTCTTAATTCTCCAATAGACATACCCATTTGTGACCAATTGCTAATTTCATTATTAAGCATTTCAGTTGGCTTACTGCCTAAAGTGATAAAGCTCCATCTGCCCCCAACTTGGGCACCAAACTCTTTATACTTTTGATAAAACATTTTGTCTTGTTGTGCTGGAGGTAAGATGCGTACGAGCAGCTCAGGGGTCTTTCTTGAAGTATATAACGTCCCATTTTTAAGCTTTTTGTATGGAGCGTCATTTTGCCGACTGCTTGTACCACTACTTACCAAACTATTTAACTGCTCTTCTAAATTCATCTTTTAGTCTCCTAATTTCTTTTCAGCTCTCATTTCAGAACCAAAACTTATAAGCATATCTTTTCTTTGCTCTAATGCTTTAACTATGTTCTTGAGCTGAGCTGCATTATAATCTGCATCAGCTACTTCTGCCTGCTTTACCTGATACTCATCATTAGTAAGCACTAGTGACTCTACATAGTCCTTAGTTGGCTTCTTTGTACCTGCATTTTGAGCTTCATGAAACTTTTGGTTATAAAGCTTTGAATGCAATACATCTAATTGAGTATGTTTTTCCTGCGAGTATCTGTACATATCAGTCATGTAACTTGACCACTGCTCATACTTTGATGCTTGGTCTAGCATTGCATTCTGATAATTATACTCGTTAATATCAAAAAGTTCACTTTGCACATCATGTGTAGTTGCTTCACCATTACGGTTTATGATAGTAAACTTTTGGTCATTATCTGACTTAATCTTTGTTGCCATGGGTGCCTCCTCTTCTACAAAAGAAATTATAGCACACAGATAAAGAAAAAACACTACTTACTTTGAAGTAATGCTTTTTATTTTACTCAGCCTTTTGATAATCAGGTTTCTTAGCTTCCATTTCTTTTACCATGTCATCCGCTTGCTCTTCTGTAATCTTCTTACATTCTTTAAGGTCACTTATTTTGCCTAGCTCTAGATTGTACTTAATATAATTATCACCATTTTTAAAAGTCTTATAATCGTCCCAGTCAAAAGATACCATATCATTATAGTTAAGACCAATATCCATATCGGCATCTATAGGATATCTGATACGCTTGCCTTTATAGTCTATAAAAAGCCACTTAAAAGGTAAATGCGTCATAATTTCTAGACACTTATTAGGAACTTCAGGTATTTCTTCCGGTGGGCAATCTATACCTACAGAGTCATGGACAGTAACGAACATTCTGCTTTTATAGTTCTTCTCATAAAACATCTTGTTCATTAAATATACTGCCATGTTGGTTAGTGAAGCACCTGTACCCTGGATGATAGTATTAACTGACTCACGCTCTGCTGTAGATACCTTGCTTCTAGATGTAGAATAAATATTCCCTAAGTCTCGTCTAAATCCAATAATAGTATTTACATAACCCTGCTTATGTACCAACTCATGCGTTCTTTCAATAAACTCTTTTACTTTAGGCTTGGAAGCATAGAACTGCTTAGTTAGTTCCTCGGCTTTTTCTACGCTTTCCCCTATTTGTTCAGACAATTTCTGAGTACCTATACCGTAGATAAGCCCAAAGCCTATTTTTTTGGCATTCTGTCTTTGCTGAGCTGTTACTTCATCATAGGGTACATGGAAAGCCATACTGGCATTATCTTTATGAATATCGTGCCCTGAAAGAAAAGCATTAGTCATACTTTCCTCCTTAGTTACTAAACCCAGTACTCTCATCTCTAGGTTAGAGTAGTCAATATTAAAGAGTTTCCCATTTTTAAACCTAGAAACAAAGAGTCTCTTGATAGGATATTTATAGTCAAACCTGTCTACATCTGTAATATGACTTGGTACCTGTTGCATATTAGGCTCAGATGAACTGATACGTGACGTGTTATGACTGATAATACCATTAGCAATAAAAGAGTGGCTATCTGCTACGGACACATCATAGAAGGGCTGGTCTGGTACCTGTTCTACTTTAGCTACTCGTACTAGTAATGTGTCTTTATCTACTGTCACTATATCCTTATAGCTGTGCATATAGTTATGCGGGGATAAGGGCTTATAGTAACTTGTCAAGCAGTCATAATTATCCTTATCCTCTAAGCCAATGGTTCTAATGAAAGCTAGGCTGGAATCTCTATAAATTACTAAGGTATGCTTGCTTTTGATACTGGAATTTATGCCTAAGTTTAGCAGCATAATCTGCAAAGCATGTAAAACAGTATAGTTATTAGTAAAAATTATTTCAGGGTATTCATGTCTCCTAGTAGATATGTGTATGGTCATACCTTTAATAAAGGCTCTCTGAACTTTATAGTTGCTCTCTAGTACCAACTTAGGTATCTTTTTTTCTATTGCTCTGGGAGCTATCTTAAATATTTCTTCTAAATACTTGCCTACACACTTTGAACTAAAACATACATACTTGTATCTGTTGTTTACTACTTCTGCCTTAATATTAAACAGCTCTTTAACTAGGTAAAGCAGTCTGTCTTGCGTCTGCTCATTGCAGGCTATGGTAAAGACATAAGAGCCATTATTAGTGCTATATGTTCCCTTACATGTAATCATACCTAAAAACTCTGAAAAGTCCTCTGTGAGTGTCTTAGGCACATTAAATGGCTTTGTATGCTTAGTACTGTACAAGCTGCTTGTATCTGGCAGTGTGATAATATCATTCCTGCCTTTAAAAATACCTTTTCTGTCTACCTGAACATAGTCGCCCTCTTTAATATACTTAGCTTTTGTCCACTTGTTGCTTCTAATATATTTCTTGTATTCTGCTGCATTAGCTTTGGATACTCTGTTTTTATTATAATTATAGTAGGTATTTACCTTTAATGGGTGCTTCCACGTTGTTGTTAGTTCCTGTCCGTTAGCAAGAGTAAACTTTATGCCTGAGCTAATGCCTGAGTAGTAGAACTCTGTTGGTCTAACTGTACCATCTGCACTATAGACATTAAGCCTACTCTTTGAGAAAGTTTTGGCTTGTCTGTTAGTGCTTAGGCTGTCTATTCTTACTAAGCCCTGTTCTGTCCAAACTAATGTATTACCTGCAACACAACCGGTGCCTGTAGGGTTGTATTTGCCATGAACATTATGGTCTTTTTCACTAGCATACTTAGGAAGCTTATCTGCAAAACTTGTTTTAAGGATAGCTACTTTGGAATACTCTTTTAATAATTGGAGCAATTCATAATTCTGCTCCTGCTTATTCTTCTTTGCCATATCTAATAAGTAAGCTAGTGCCAACTTGTCTGACTTATAGTCATCTGCAGTAATCTCTGCTTCTGTGTGCTTTGAGTTCCATGCCTTATCTTTAATATAATCTCTTGTGTAGGGCAGTTTATAGTTCATCTCATGGTACAGCAGCATACCTTTATCTCTTACTGACTTTGGGTTAAATGCAGTCTTGCCTTTATATTTATCTCTTAACCGGGCAAGCTTCTTGTTCCTTTCTTTAGGTGCCTTAGTGTATTCTGCTAGACCTAGCTCATACAGCTTTTGCTTCTTTTCTTCTATGTCTTTTACTAAAGGATAGCTTCTTATTGCCTCAAGCAGTTTCTTATTTTGCTCACCATAGGCTTTCTTTAGTACCTTGGCATATTTACTGTCCAGCCTCATACCTGAATATTCTGTATAGGCTAAAGCCATGGTTACTTTAGCATAATAGTCTAGGTCTAGATATATTAGTTTATGCTCTGGGTCTTTTTTATCATGCAGCATCATAGACAATAACCTGTGATGAATCCTTAAACAGGCATCCGAGTCACCGGCTGCATAATAACCCATAATCTGCATAGGTATCCATTCATAGCAAAACTTCTTATATTTAGGCAAAGCATAGCTAGACTCTATGTCATTTACTATCTTCTTAGCTTTTTTATACTTATTAATCTTAGGTACAGTAATAATATTAATGACCCATTCTTCCAAGCCCTTATAATAGAACCCATCTTTTTTGGCTTTGTCCCAGTCTATCTGCTTTCTTAGTGTTTCTACATCTTCTTTAGTCATCTTAGCCTCTGGGTCTTCCTTAAGTCTTGGTGCAAGTATTTTGTCTGCTTGTGCAAATACCTTAAGCAGCCATGTCTTGTACTTTTCTAAAGGATCATCATAGCCTCCCATTCCTGTTAAGCCATAAGACAAAGCAGATAGCTTTCTAGTGGTCTTTTCATCTTGTGATATCTCCAGCCAGTAGGATATCTTGGTGTCTGATACATTATTAGCCCACTTTATATGATTTGTAGCTAAAAGAAAGTTAATATCAAACTTAATATTATGCCCTACTTTAGACAACCTATGCTTGTCTGGCAATGACTTATACCCTTTAGGTGTAGGCAGGTTTACTTCACCTACTGTTTTGGCCAGTAATATATTCCTAATAATAGAATACAGTTCTTCTAATTGCTTGTCTGACCATAGGTTGGGCTTGTCCTCTATAGTTTTACCCCCTGGCTGATACACCTGCATATGCTCTAAAGGAAGTGCAGCTGCCTTACCTTCCGCCCATGCAAAGGAAAAGATTAAAACCTTAGCCTTTAATAAATTAGGGTTTGTTGTATTACATTCCAAGTCCCATGCCAACTCGCCAGTGACTTTGCACATACCTACCAGTTGCTTAAACTGCTCTACTGACTTGATAGTAGTATAGCTGGATGCCTTGGATGAAGCAAAAGCTTTACTACCTTTTTTCATATATTGCATTAGTAAGGCTAAAGTTGTTGCCTGTCTATTTAGAGCATTAGGGGCTAGTTCTACATATCTCTGGCTGAACATAGGTAAGCACCAACACGAGTATCTACTCTTTTTATCACTGCTTACTACAGTTACCTTGCTTGCTACACCTTGAGCTTTAGTAATGGAGTTGCCTGTTGCCCACTTAGAAGATAGTGTGCCTGTAGGTATAATTAAGTCTGGTTTATACTTATTGAGTCCTGCTATTAGCATATCTTCCGACTGCTTTAACTCAGCTTTTGGTGGGTTGTCATATGACTGAATAACCCCTCTCTTGGATATTTGCTTTGGCTTAGGAATCTGGTTGTACAAAAAGGCAAACTGATAATTAATGTTCTCTCTTAAGCCACATGAGGCTAATGCAGACTTTAAGTGCCTGCCCTCTTGCGTCTTGCCATAGCAAACCATTTTATCTTTTATGTATTCTACTCTGGGGTAGTCTAAGATCACTACTACTTTCTTCATTTGTTATATTGTCCTTTCTGATAATGCTACGGTAAGTATACCATAGTGCAAAACAAAAAACACTTCTTAATTAAAAGAAGTGCTGTTTACATTCACATTAGACGCTTGCTTTGGCTACTGCCTGATTCTTGTACAGTATCTGGATTAGTTACTTGTGCTGTCGCTGATGTGGTTCGACCATCAGTATCAGGCACAACCGTTTCTGGTTGCTTGGTGTCTTGACTTGTGTCATTTAATGCAGTTTGATTAGTGTCTTGATTGTTCATAATTTCTCCTTTTCTTTTTGTATGCAAAAAGAGCGCTTGTCAGCGCTCAAATAAATCTCTATATAAAGCTTTCTTATCGGCTAAGCGCCCCTAAAGGGTCGCTGGATTACCTGATTATCCGATGAGGAAGAAAGCCCGAACGCCAAACCAAGGGTTAGAAGCGCCA